TGCCGCCGCAACAACAATCGGGTAAGAAGTTGGTTTCAACATTCTTATCCGATTTTCCGTTTTAGAAACGGGACTTTTTAGATTTAGCAGATGTTTAATATCATTGGCCAGTAAAACGGACAATGAAAAAAAATGAATGCAAAAGAAATCGATTTTTTGAGTTCGCGTGAAATAGTAGGATTCACGCTTCCTGTGTTGCATACCAAGGGCGGGTACTGGTATGTTGACTTTTATGCTCGTGACCCAGTTTCCGGTGTAATGAAGCGCAAGAAGTATATGCTCAACAAGTATAAGTCTGATCATAAAAAGCGTATGATGGGCAGTCTTCTTATTCACAATATTACTGCGAAATTGACAGCAGGATGGAACCCATGGGTGAATGCTGACCAGTCGCGCCAATTTACGGAAATACCAATAATTTTTAGTAGATATAGAGATTATATTAAGTCGATGACTAATAAAAAGTCGATGAAGGAAAAGACCTCTATTGACTATCTCAGCCGCCTCAAGATGCTCGAAACCTTCATAGAGGAGTGTAGGAGTATCAAATATGCTTATCAGATAGACCGAGCCTTTGCCATTGACTTCCTGGATCATCTGATGTATGATCGTGATGTATCAGCTACAACCAGGAATAACTATCGTTCCTGGTTTGTCTCGTTCGGTACTTGGCTGATGGATCGAAAGTATATTTCCGAGAATCCTGCCATCGATATTCGCAATATTGCGCAAACGGAGAAGTTCCGGAATCCATTGACTCCTGGAGCTCTCAAGAAGATGAAGGATTATCTCTATACTCATGACAAGCATTTCCTTCTGGCTTGTCTCTTTGAGTATTATACTTTCATCCGTCCGAATGAGTTGACCCAGATAAAGATCGGAGATGTATCTATCAAGAATCAGACTGTCTTTATCAGTTCTGCCATCAGTAAGAACCGCAAGGACGGAATGGTTGCCCTTAACGATGAAATCCTGAAGCTGATGATAGAACTGAAGATCTTCGAGCATCCTAGCCATTGCTACATTTTCGGAAAGAGTCTGAAACCTGGTGAAAAGAGAGCGGCTTATAATCAGTTGCGAGTAGAGTGGGGCAAGATGCGTGATGCCATAGGCTTTCCTAAGGAGTATCAGTTCTACAGTTTGAAAGATACCGGCATTAGAGACTTGGCCAATGCTCAAGGTATAGTTGTTGCTAAGGAGCAGGCACGACACTCTGATATATCTGTGACTAATCGCTATATCAAGAATCAGATGAAAGTAAACGAGGAGACTAAGCACTTTAAAGGTGGGCTTTAGTCTCCTCGGAGATTACGACATCATGTAAAAGTAGCCAACGAAGATTGGCTCTATCTGGTCATCCTTGACTTCCAACTCGATTTTTTCGCATACATATTTCTTGTTATGTATGATGTAGGTGTTGGAAGGATCAGGGATGACTTCGCTTTTGAACTTAACCTGGAGACAGTTCTTGTTGTCGATCTTGAGACCGTTATCATGTAGGCTTCCCAGGCAAGTCGCACCTATTTCTCTTTTCTTGCGGAGTGATAGCGAATAGAAGTCATAGAAGATGTCTGCAATGCCGCTGTATCTGTAGTCTTCATTGATGCGATAGTCGGTCAAGAACTGTGGCCATCTGGATTTATTACCAACCCAAGAGAGGCTTGTTGTGTTTGGGCCTCCAATTTGTACTCTGCCAGGAAGGATGAAGAATATATTCATGCACTCCTGTTCATCTTCTGTGGTATCTAGCATGGATTCATCGTCAAGTGCATCTTGCACCGACGTATAGCTGTATCCGTCTTCATCAATATCACAATCCTTGGAATCCGGTTCTTTGTTATTTGGAATTGATAGAAGACATCGCTTCTCGTAGTATTTATCCTCAAGTAATCCCGTCTTGAAATTGATATCTTCGACGACTTGCGCTGCAGGAGAAATGTTCAGATCAACATAGTCTTCAGAAGATTTGTCCCTGATGAGCGGTGACCAGATGCCAGAAAGCTCCCAGCTTTTCTTCCCGTTTTCATCTTCCACATATATGTAGTAGTCGCCGAAATTCTCGATAATGGTCTGCCTTTTCTTTTTTTCAGACCACAACATTGTGGTTGAAATAAATTGATTATCTAGACTTATCTCTTCGCTATGAAAACTCTCAAAACTATTGAAAACCTTTTTCGAGATAACTTCGTAGTTGTCTCTATTGGCAGAATCTCCAAGATTATATTCCAGGTTTGCTGTAGATGACGTGGATAAGGATCCATCTTCATCGTAATCCGTAGTGTATTCATCCAAAGGCTCGATCTCTACAGAATCTGCGGTTGTCAGTTCTGATGCATTGATAACAGAGCAGGTCTTCCTGATATCATCAAAGACGATGGTGGCATTGAACAGCTTGCGGAATTCCTCTATAAAGGTATAGCTTGACCAATGAGGTAGTGCTTTACGGAGTTCTCTGGTCTTGTAAGCTGAAGCAATATACAGGAGATTCCATGGTTTGCAGTCAAAGTCATTGCGCTTGAGCGTATATCCTTCGTACTCCACCACCTTGCGAAATATGTACATCAGGTTGGGCTGAACAGCCAAGTTCATGACAAATGGCGCATTGTAGCCGATGAACTGCTTAGTTCTATCCACTCCAACAAAATTAGCAATCATATCATTTGTTTCGTCCCGTACAGGTACGAAACACCATTTACCTTCTACTCCCAGGAACTTCGACTTATCTTCATCAAGTCTATAGATATCATTGATCTTTTGAAGGTTTTTAAATCCCTGAGACCAGCCCTTGTCAACAGTATAACCTGGTTTGTCAGCTGTGCCATATGAAATCTCATCGATATAATGCTTGGTCATCCTGTCATTATACTTGATGCGGGATTTTCCGCCCACGATCTGCAGTTTTATTTCAGCCTCCGTTACGCTGATGATGGTTCCTGCACCCGACAGAATCAAACGACCGCTCACGTACAGTTTGCAGTCATTAAACTTCTGGGTAACCTTAGATACATCGAAGCGGCTCACATTGTGGAAAACTCTACGGTTATCCATAATCGACATCGGAAAGTTGATGTCGTATGAATATTCTCCATCGTCCGTGACGTACTGGTTGGCGTATGTTAACTTGATGGATTGGCTGGCAGCCGGATAGGCTGCCATACCATTAATAACACATGTAATCATAGACTATTTGTTTGATTTCATTTTCTTGTATTGACTCCATTTGCGGTCGAAACCATCTGGACCCGTAATGACCACGTATGATTTGATGCCCAGGTTGAGCTGTTCATTGAGCCTTTCAATGGTTGAACTCACGTTATCGAGAGATGCACCTACCTGTTCGTTGTCTGCATTAACATTGACAACAGGTGCAACAACGGCAGCGCTGCCAGTTCCCATGGCACGACTTACGTCTTGGGCTGTGAGCGATGCCACGGTATTATTGCGCTGTGCTGCATCGATGAGCTGAAGGGCAGGAAGGAGCTGAGGATTATTCACAGCGTTATGATTCGCCACGAACTCGCCTGCATGAACCACGCCAGCTTCTTTCTTCCAATGACCGGGACCAGTGAAACCGCCCTCATAATATCCTGCTGCCTCTGCCTGATGCTGTTTTTTTATTGTGGCAATCTGAAGCATACCTGCAGCAGTAGCGAGTCCGGCGGCTATAGGGGCGATGATGTAGCCCACTGTAGGGATTGCTGCAGCTGAAGAGTAGGCATTGATAGCCGACATAGCGGTAGAAGCGACTGCCTGAGCAATCTCTATTTTCATCGCTTTCTTGTTAGCTTTAGTCTTTGCCGCAGAAATCTCCTTGTCTCGTTTCGCCTCGAGTCGCTTCTTCTTGGCAGAATTATTGCCGGCCGCAGAAATCTGCTTGTCGTAGTTCGCCTGAATCTTGGCTACCTCCAGGTCGGAACATGCCTGAGAGTAGGCTGAAGCTGCTCCCATCATACTGCTGATACTACTGAAGGCTGCACCTGCTATGGCTGCAATATTCTTATAGGTCTCTTGATTCATCTGTTTCTTGGCATCCTGGTATGCCTGTTCGCTGATCTTATCCTCTTCTCGAAGCTTCTGAAGATTATCATTAACCATCTTCTGCTGCTGGATGGCAGCAATGGCGCCTCCCGCAATGGTGGCGAGATTATCTGATCCGAGCGAACCGCTACAGTCATCGGTCTGTCTAGTCATCTTCTTGGCGGTATCGAGAGCGGTGGTTGCATCGTCTTTTGCCTGATCTTTGGCGTCCGGCTTGTAGGATGCATACTTGTTAGCGATGCCCATCTTCATGCGCTGATACTCCTCTTCGCTTACAAGACCAGCCTTGTGAACCTCATCCAGTCCTGCAAGCTCCAGCTGCATCTGCTGTTCATTGCCGAGGGTGAGATACTCCTGCTTGAGCTGCATCAGCGTGTCATCGTATTGCTTTTGGCGGTCATACTGGTGCTGCTGCTCGCTGCGCTCAATCTCTCTGGCTATCTGCCAGTACTCGTCAGAGGACTTCAGATAGAGTGCCTGTTTCTCTTTGAGAAACGTCTGGTCGAGTTGAAAAAGCGCCTCATTGATAGCACTCTCGTTATGATAGAGGTCGGAGTCCTTATTGTAATATTCGGCAGTGATGGCCTGTTCTGCCACTTGCCGGTCGTACTCCAGATCCTGAAGGTCTTGCGTCTGCTTGCGCTCATAATCGGCAGAGATCTTCTCTTTCTGGGCATTCAGACGCTTGTACTCCTCACTCTCAGCCTCTCCGTATTTGCGAAGGATGTCCATGCGCTGCTGAAGTCCCTGCTCCTTAATCCTCGCCATGCGGTCGTTGTATTCTGCCAGGCGAATCTGACCGGTAGAGTAGAGGGTAGTGGCTTCCAGCTGCTGAGCCTCGGTACTTTTCTTGGCATCATCCAGCTCTTTTTTGAGGTCTGCCTTTCGCTTGATTTCTGCTTTACGTGCAGCAGCTTCACGCTTCTTTCGCTCCTTTTCTGCAGTTTTTCTCTCTTTCTCTGTTGTGTAATGACCGCTGGAACCTACAGATGACGTTGTTGTACCATTGCCGCTGTCTATCTTTGTATTCTTCTTGATGACTGTAGTCAGGGCCTTTCTTATCTGTTTATTATTCTTAATCGTCAGGTCGAGTGCTGCTTCTTGAGCATCCAGGGTCTTCTCTTCGCTTTGAACAGTCTTGAGTCTCTTCTTGTGGATCTCCTCCTGTTTCTTGTTTGTTTTAAGAGCCTCGCTATCTTTTGTGAAATATGAGCTTTCAGAACCAGGACCAAAAGAAGGGCGGAAGATCTTTTCCGAAGTATATCGTTCCGGATGAGCATCACGTTCTGCCTGAACAGCTTTGAGCGAACCCTTGATTCTGGTTTCTCTCGTCTTCAGTTCCAATCTCTTCTTGTTAATTTCAGCCTTTTTCTCATAGATGGCTTCTGCCATTGCTGCATCATTGAGTTTGTTGATATACTGTGTTATTACCTCTATATTATCATTATACAGCTTGCCTTCGTTGGATATGCTGGCATGATAATTAGGGATAATCTTCTGCAGGTTGGCGATGGCGCTTCTTCGCTCATCCACGGTATATGCATTGGAGTGGATAATCTTGTTGAGCATATCAATCTTGTTTCTTTCATCGATGGTTGCATCTGAAACCTTTTTCGCCAGGCTGGCCTGCTGTTCTGCAACTGCCCTGTTATTCTTGGCTTCCTGGGTATTATTCCGAAGCGTTTCATTATACGAGGCAAATGCCTTCACAGTACCATAGACTGCAACCCCTACCACTGTGAGAACGGTAGCGAGAGCTGCCCATGGATTGGTGAGACTTGCCAAGCGTGCTGCCCTCATTACTACAATATAACCTTGCACACCCTTTGTCAGGAGTGCCCATGTAGCTTGTAGGGCAACCATGGCTGTGCGCAAAAGAGTTGTAGTGGCGATATAAGCCTTATCCACAGCTGCGTTTGCTGTAGCGGCTGCTGTTCTCAGCTTGATGGCGATGGTTTCCTTATACCAAAGAGCCGTGCAGACAGCGATGGCGGAACCTATTATTGTGAGCTGTTTGACGTGGGTGACCGTAAAAGTTATCAATGTTGATAACACATGTATGCCTATGCTCAGGGTAGAGATGGCATATCTGGTTACTGGGATGAGCTGTTCACCCAGTTCTACAGTGAGGTCTTCAAAACGTTTCTTTGCCTTATCCAGCTGGGCTTGCACAGTATTGTTCTGGACATTGAACTCATTGATGACACTTGTGCCTGAAGCGTATGACTGGGTTGCGAGATCCTGGGCAGTTCTTACCTGGTCCAGATGTGAAGCTACTGCAGAGAGAACGCCAACGGCACGAGTACCATTCAGCTGCATCTCTTCAAACATAGGAGCCATTTCAGCAAACCCACCTCTAGACTTCATGGCAGAAAGAAATGTCATCAATCCCTCATTTGCATTGGTCTTCATCAAGTTTGAGAACTTCGTGACTTCTACACCGGCAATCTTTGCGAATTTAGCCGGTTCCTGATACATCTTGGTTATGAGCTGAGAGAACACAGTAGCAGAGGTAGCCTCTTCCTGCATATTCTGATCGAGTGCAGAAGCGAGACCCATCAGTTGTGCTTGAGTCATGCCTGCCTGGATGCCTACACCGGAAAGATCGGCGGTGAAATCGACTATATATCCGGCATTGGCTGATGAATTCTGTGCAAGTTCGTTGATGGCAGAACCAGTGGCGAGCATTGCACCACGGAGTCCTTTGGTCTTATCCTCTCCAAACATCTGGGCTAATTTACCGATTTTATCGACTGCGCCCTTTCCGAGATCATCTCCGAGCGCAACGTTAATCTTATCGGCTCCATCGACGAACTCTTCAATCATATCTTTGCTAGTGATGCCCAGTCTGCCGGCAGAACCTGCCAGTTCATTGAGCTGCTCACGAGCCGTACGGGTATCCATTCGCTTGAAGTCTTCGTTCATCCGGTGAACCTCTTCATCGGTCTGACCTGTATATTTGCGGACGTTTGCCATTGATTCCTCCATATCGGCATAGGCTTGGGCACATTTACGGATGGTCATAGAGAGTCCTGCGTATGCAGCGATAATCTGTGATACAGCTCCCCAGTTGGTATTGAGCACGTTAACGAAACGAGACCAAAGACTAGTTGTTTCTTTTGACTCGCTATTGATGGCATTCATCTCTCGCTTAACCTCTTTGAGCTTTTGCTGAAGCTTTTTCCATTCCTCAGAATTACGCTCGACAGCTCCTGAGCGTAGCTGCTTTTGTACTGTTTTCATTACAACAGACAATTCTTTATATGAGGCAGAAGAAAGATTGTTGAATGTTCTATTCACCTGCTCTTGGTTGGTTCGCAATGTCTTGAGTGAAGCATTTATTCGATTTATCTCTTTATCGAATGCCTTGGTGTCATCTCCTTTTTTGAATGCATCAGTCTTTTTTTGCTTAACTTGTTCGAGCTGCTTTTCAAGCAATGCGATAGTCTGTTTTGCTTGTTTGTCATCAAGCAGAACCCGGCCTATGAATGTTTGTGTACTGTTTGCCATAAATGATATTTATTATAGTTTTCTGCAAAGATAAGAATAGCTGAAAAACTATAAAAATACCATAAAAAAGCCATCGAATGCACCTGTATTCGATGGCTGTGTATATATTAAAGTATTACGCTGTCTTTATTTTGGGATTTTTCAAGAGCTGCATAATTTCTGAGAACTCTTGCAACTTTATTCCTTAAGTTAATTGTATTGTCAGCAAACACAAATTCTTCTTTATCAATACTATGATTTGATACCAATACTGAATATGAATTGCCGTCCTTGAAGAATAAAGACAAGTTATTGTTTGGGCTATACATATCCTCTATAGTGAGCTTTGGCGCATCGTCCATACTTTTGTGAGGGTAAGAGGAAACATGCTTCCCCATCTTATCAAGAGTATGGCCAACACCTAGAGTGATGAAAGCTGCAATGGCTGAGAATATCAATATACCTACCATAATTCTAAAGTTTGTTATTATCTTTGTTGCAAATATAATAATAATCTTTGAAATATGCAAGTTTTTTATGTTAAATCTTTGCTTTAACCTTGTTATTTAACTACATCTATGTATCTCGAGTAGTTAATCCTGGAATGAGGGTTGAAGTTGACGATTTGTACCTTATATCCTTTTGTCCCCCAGCGCCACCACAGAAACTTGTGCTTGTAGGTTCTACTCACGATGGTGATGAGACTGTCACGGCTGGAGTACTGGCATAATCTGGCTGGGATATCTATATGCAGGGATAGCCATTTATCCTGGTACGAAAATACGGAATCCACAGTATTGGGTACAGGTTCTATTCTTACCGTATCTGTAGTAGAGGAGGATAGGGTATGGATGGCTTTAGCATCCTTGAGCTTTACCTTGAGTTCCTTGATCAGCTTGGTATCTGCCAGGTGCAGCTGATGCAGTTCTTTATACTTAGCCTGAAGGGCTGTGTTCTGCGCTACTGGAAGAGTGTCACCCAATTTATCGTACTGGATATCATAGCTGATGCTTGCCACGTTTCCTTTCTGCCGTTCGATCTCTTCTTGTAGTTCTCCGTTCTTGTAAGCTGATCGGATAAAGGCAGCCGCTGTTATGATGAGCAGGGCTGCCAGAAACATGATAATGGTTCTTTGATTTTTCATTGTTATGCGATATCTTTATATTCCTCGATGGCGTTAAAACAAGGACACATCTTTTTCCATTTTGCCTTGTCTGTGCCCCAAATATCCCGATGTCCCATAATCTTTGCATCAGGGAACATCTGTTTAAGCTTATGCAACAGGAGGGTCAGTGCATCCTTCTGTTCCTGTGTCCGGTTATCTACAGGTTTGCCATTGGCATCGATGCCGCCCATATAAGCCACATTGATAGCTGTGGAGTTGTAGCCTTGCACTCCATTGCTTACCTCCTCGATGGCGAGAAGCTGGTGGGTACCGCCATTCGTGGTGATGACATAGTGATAACCAGGATTCTTCCACCCTTTCCGGCGGAACTCAGCCTTGAGGTCATCGATAGTCTGCTTCTGCGAACCTGCTGTGCAGTGAACGAAAATACGTTTAATCTGTCTCATTTTTATTGTGATTTAAAAATTTGTCTTTAAAGTCGGCGAATTTCGCATCGATGGCGATGCCAACTCCGAAGATGGAGCCTGCGTACATAAGTGTCTGGGCGAAATACCAGAGCACGTTGTCTGTCACGTCACGAGATTGCGATGTGAAGTAACTAATATAAACCAGTATGATAGCGAGGAGTAGTGATACTACAGCCGATCCGTACTGAATCCATTCTTTTGTATTCTTCTGCATGATAATGTATCTTTTTAATTCACTGCAAAGATACATAGGGTAGGGGATTAATAAAAATACGAGACCGCCCCAAACGATCTCGTATTATGATACGTTTAGAGTTCTCTTGCAAGAACTTCTTGGGCTATCTGCTTGGCTTGTATTCTCCAGGCCTGATAAGCATCGAACTCTGCTTCGTGGCTCTTATCTCCATCTCCTCGATTGGCCAAGATTGCCTCTACCTGATTCTGGCTGTATTTGGTTCGTACCAAACCTGCCGTGAAATCATCGTAAGTAGCAGACTTAGCCTGAATCTTGGTCGATCCATCTGCTTCATCGCCATCGTAACTGAAGGCGGTTATACCCTCGGATTCGGAAGCTTCAGCTTCTGTATCTGAAGTACCAGAAGTCTCTGGATGATAGTTTTCTACTTTTTGCTCACCAATGTAGAGCAGGAAATGTTCATCGTCAAATTTGACGAAATTCTTGCGAGATAAATATACCTTTTTCATCGTTAAGTGAATTTATAGAACTTCTTTTTAAACTTGTTGTGAAGTTCTGCGACCACGGTGGAGAATGGAAGTTCATCACGACAGAAGTCATTTAGGGCTTGATCTATGAGAATCTTGGAACCTGTATATAGATAGTGCTCTACCGCTTGCCAGACCTCGCTCTCTCCCTCAAAATGGTCGATGATACGATAGCGAAGTGATAGACGCTTCTTAGGTATCTCTTTGCTGACCATATGAGTGCTGCCATCGGCAGCGGTCTCTTCTACCTGTACGACCTCTTTTTCTATGACTGAGTCGTCAACCTTGTAATCAATCACCTGGATGAGAAATTTGTTCTCATCCTGACCCTCACGGCAGATAATGTCCTCGATGGATTGCTGCTGTGATTTTTCCATTCCCTCGAAAGGCACACGAGATTTGCGAGCCTTAACGAGTTTTCCGAATCTTTCCATACCGATTTTTTTATATAAGTTTTTTGAATTGGCGTGAATTCCTAACCCAAGGCGTGAAGCTGCCTTGAGTTCTATTTGTCTCTGTGTAAACCCATGTTTGCGAAGATTAGCCACCTGCTTGCAGAGATCATGTTTAAACCGTTTTCGCAAGAGCGCATGGTCGGCATAGATGACCTGTCCACAAAAATCTATACCATCGCAAGTTCGATGGATTCCCCACGACTTGTTAATAGAGAGATGCCAATCACGAGCTAGGTGCATGACGGCTAACTCCGCCATCAGACGCAGGAAAACTTTGTCTTCATGGAGAATATAGATGTTGTCCATGAAACGATAATAATGATGGAGCCCATGACGGCAGAACTTTTCAAAACGCTCATTAAGAAAGCTGACCCCCCCACATAGTAGTTGAGCCTGTTGCTGAGTGCGACAGGTAACAAGCATGTCGCTCACATAGCGAGCTTGCCAATAGTGGAACTTTTCGGGGTCGTCGATGATATCGAAGCATCTGAGTGCCAGATAGTCGAACCGGGCGAGAAAGAGCTGACCCAGTAGCTGGGCTAGTTTTACTCCAAGTACGATTCCTGGGTTGAACGAGTCAACTACCTCATCTATAAAGGAGAGGAGCTTTCTGTCTTTAATCTTGCGGCGATATTCACTCTTGAGCAAGTTGTGATCTATACACTGAAAATAGTGGTGAATATCCATAGGAAGGCAATAAAATGTATCTTGCTGTGGAGAGTTGAATATATCTCTCTTGACAAGATTGTAGAAATAGTGAGTGCCCTTGCCCTTAGAACCTGCTGGGCAATGGTAGTAGATGGTGTTACGTATATCATCCTCTACAGGATTGAGGGCTGCGTGTTGCATGACATGATCTATGACTGGCAACTTGTTAACCTGGCGATGCTTCGGGTATTCGATATCCTTAGATACATACCCTGAAGTATGCCATGTCTGGGCTGCGTATGCTTCAAGCATACGCTCTATGTTATGATCTAGATTGGCATCAAATTTCTGCACACCCCTGCGAGACATCTTTTGTCGGGCATAATTATAGAAAGCCCGACGAAAGTTGTCATTTGTCTCGACTTGTGGAGAAATGTTACCAAATCTTTTCATAAGCGGTGTAATGTCTGTGTAATTGTGTGAAACTGTGTAATGTCTGTTGTCTGCTATTTTTTACCCTATAACCTTCGACCGGATGACCCTATTGTCATCATCTACCAGCTAGATGAACTATGTGTATGTTTCGCCATGGGGCGAGGTCTGACCCTGTTGTCTCGAACGGAGAGCAAACACCCCGTATTGAGATATGTTAAAGTTGAGAGCGGCGCCGTAGTTCACGTTGGCATTCGAGACATCATTGTTATCGTTGAGCGTCGAAAGACCGCATTGACCACCATTGTTAACAGTACCACCACGAAGGCAGAGACGGAAACCAGCACCTAGGGTCACAACCTGGTATTATTATGAATACCGCTGCAAAGATACTAAAAATAATCGGTATGGAAGTATGTCAAAGAACTTTTTTCTAAAATTTTTTATCGCCGACCGCCAAAGGCGGTTATTGAAGCGAGCAGAGCTCGCTGGGTGCTTCGGCTTCGCCGTGTGTACTCAGGTCTCTTACGGATACCCTGTAATCTTATGGACACCCAGCAAGCTCATGTAATCTTTAGGCCGCCACGTACACTGGTTCGACTGGCCACTCCTCTACTGCTTCGCAGAGAGCGGCGCCGCAGTGCACGCTGGCATGCGAGACACCATCGTTATCGCTGAGCGCCGAAAGACCGCAAGGACCACCATTGCTAACAGCACCACCACGAAGGCAGAGACGGAAACCGCTTGTTGCGCCGGACGTATTCCAATAATATGCACACCAGTATGTGTTCTGACTACCGCCGATGGCGGTAGGGAAATTCTCCAGGTTGTCCATGGAGAGCATGGTCACCCATCCTTCACCTTTTTTGATGGAGGTGCTGTAGGCATTCATTCCTGTGGCGTTGCCGATTGTCCATGTGCCATAGATAGATGGTGCCACGAGGTGGGTGACTGTCGTATCTTCGTTGACCCTTACGAACTCATCATCCATGTGATACCAGAGATGACCGTAAGAGTTTTTAAGACCGAAGAATGAGTTGACCTTTGCTGCATACCAGGTAGAGCCGTCATCGTTGAGTATATTGACGGTAGTCTCTCCGCAGCTATCGCCCAGGTCGAGACCGGCATCCATCGGGACGAACGGGCGGCAGCCGTTGTAGCTATTCCACGCACTCCAGTCTTTTTGCGTCACGCCAGGACCAAGACCACCCTGATAGAGTCCGTTTGCATCTCGCTCAGTGTTGACTGCCGCCTGTGCATAGTGGGTGCCGAAGATAACCCCGAAGAGCGCAGCGGTCACGGCGAAGTGGCGCATTGAGGAACAGAGCCACCCCGTGCCGTTCTTTCTGGCCGCAGCTCGCCAGTACTCTGTGTTTTGGTTGCAGGCTGGCTTGCCGAGGAACGAGCGGTTGGTGTTGTCAAGGGTGGCATCGTTATTGCCACCTCTGTAGTCTGCGCCTGTATTAAGGAAGCTAACCAGACGACCTGTGCTGCGCTCTAAAGTGGCATGACCAGAGGCAGAACGTGAGCCGATAGGGATTGTGTAGTTGTATTCGCCTTTGATAGGAGTGAGTCCCACCATCATATAGAACAGACGGCCTACGGTCTTGAATACCAGATAGAACTTGCGGTTCCATCCCCACTGGTAATGTCCCTCAGATCCGTCTAACTTTGCAGCCTCTCCTGTGGCATATTTGTGATGATCTTTGGAGTCGAGTTTTCGGCGGCTATGGTCATTCTTGACCAGGTAGCAACCGAGACCAAGCTGAATTGGCAGCTCTCTCAAAAGCTCAAGCGATCCCACATAGGTTGCTGCCTGAGGGGTTGCGTTGTCTAGATTCCAGACACGCCCACACCAAAGATTCTGACCCATATCTACAGCGTCTTTGAGCGACATCTGCTGCGCAGTACCCGATTTCTTGTCATAGACCTCTATTTGCTTGTCTGTTGCGGTCATATCTGCAGCAGGGAGGTCTGATACCTGCTTAGCCCCATCGAAAGCAGCGATGATTGCCTTGACCTTTGTCTCTTCTTCTGATGTTAAAGCCATAAAATAATATATTTAATCGATTAAACAATGCGTAATGAAGCTCCCACCTTGCGCAGATTGCCTGATGCAGACAGGCGAAGGCGTGGCTGGCGGACTGTGATGCTCACCTCCTTCCAAAGAGGTGTATTGGCGGTAGGGATAATCCAGAACTTAGTAGTTCCCACGCCTTTGACTGTGAGGTTGCCGCTCGGATCAACCTGCAGCGAATCACCATCTACACGCTGGTAGAGCACGCTCTGAGGTAGGTAGTTCGGTATGAGATTGGCAACGATGCGCTGCGCCACTTTATTGCGTAGGCTGATTTCCGGGAGATAGTCTAGGAACATTCGCGATGGCGCAATGAAACCTGTGGCTATTTGCCCTGCCAATCCATCCATTTGTGCAATCTTGGCATCGGCTCGCTTGGCGGCAGCATCTGCCTCTGTAGCCTTTGTCTCAGCCTGTGCTGCCTGTGCTGCTGCTGCAGTAGCCTGCTCTTGGGCAGCATTTGCTGCACTCTGTGCGAGATTTGCTGCCTTGTTGGCGTCGTCGGCTGCACTCTGTGCCTTGATGGTTGGTGTCTTATCGAGCCATCTGCGCCATTTGGTGTTTGTATCCGAAGGAGTTGTTGTGTTACCATCCTCCAGTGACGCATAGACTCCTGTAGATGTATGAACTATATCCCCTTCATCGTAGCCCCTAACAGTCTGTCCATCCTCTTCATATGAGTAGTCCGACTTCCAGGAACCTTGATCGGTGAAGGCGACATTACCAACGACAATGATATTTGTATTATCTGCCATATTTATTAAACTTTAATGACTAACTTGTTTCTGCGCTTGACAACATGCTCTGCGACATTGCTTCCGTAATCTATCATCAACAACTTGTTGCGATGCTGGCGGAATGACGGATACATAGCACCGCCTCGGGCAATGACACCCGTATCAACATATTCATGCTTGGAGAGGTCCCATTGCCACCAGTTGCCATTGCTTCCCATTTTGGGCGGATGATCGTTCATTTCCTTAGCGAGGTCTGTCTGCAACATAGAATTGATGATGGCAGTATTGGTATCAGACTGACGCTTGTTTTCAGCAGATACTCTGCTGTTTTCAGCCAGTACCCTTCCGCTTTCTGCGGCTAGACGTTTATTCTCAGCTTCCGCTCTTGCAGTTTCTTGCTTCTGTCGTGCTGATTCCTGACTCTGCCGAGTCGTCTCGTTGACGCCTCGTGTAGTTTCTGCTGATTGTCTGTTCTTCTCCTGGCTTACTCTGGAGGCTTCCTGATTCTGCCGTGAAGTTTCATTAGAACTACGTAAGGTTTCAGACTTTTGTCTAGCGGCTTCCTGTGCCTGCCTAGTTTGCTCTGCTGTCTGTCTGCCACTTTCATTTTTCTCGATTGCAGTCTTGCTAGCCAAAGTATCCGAAGTAGCCTTCTTGGCTGCTTCGGTTGCAGTCTTACTCTCAGCTACGGCATTATCTACCTCCTGCTTCTTAGTCTCCAGCCCCTCCCTAGCCTTGTCTGCATTTGCTGCAGCCGTGTTGGCCTTTTCTGTTGCAGTATTTGCAGCTTCAGTCACCTTTTTGGCTTTCTCCAGCTCTGCGTCAATATCACGGGTGAACACCTTCATCGGAACGATGACCTGCTTTCGAGTGCCTGCCTGGTCATCGTAGAGGGCTGGTACGGTGAATACGTGCTCGAGGGAGTTCACCTGCTCACACTCGAAGACATTCTTCGAACGTCTGGCTAGGTAATCGTTGAAGCGCGGCATCAAGGCAGCACAGATTGTTGACCAGTCTGAGTTCTTGAAAGCCTCTTCAAGATTGCTGTTAATACTTGCATCACTCATAGGCACCTCCTTATTCTGCGCTTTCTATGCTCTCAATCCATTCAGGAATTGAGGTAAGGATCTTCGCACTCGTCTCCTTATCAACCATATCCCTTTTGATAGAGATCGCAAGATTGCCGTTCTCTACATTAATATTACCAAGATACTCACCATTCTCACTGCTGATGATATATCCTCTTATTATAGTTTTATCTCCAGCGACATTACGCTCGAAACTCACTTTCACACTCTCGTTGAGCTCAATCGGCTCAAATTCGGTTGTCACCGTCTGCTTTGCTGTTTTCATATTGTAAATATTATATAAGTTATTAAAATCAAGACCAGTTCAAATCAAACTCACCGCTCCAGAATACGCCTGCGCCCACCTGTGTATTTGAAACCTTAGGATTAAGAAGACTTGGTGGAATATATACACACGATAAGCTCTCACCACCATTCAGCTCGTGCCATCCACCAATATCGGCAAAATGTATTGTCTGCTTGTCGTTACCATTAACCACTCGCCATTCTTTTCCACTACCCATACCCGAGAACACATAGTATTCATCCGAAGAGCAGTGCATCACCACTACATCTATCGGCATACCGCTGGCATCGCCACCATTCCCATCTCCATACAGAGGGACGTAATAATAGGATCTACCAGCTGAAGTTCTACCGCTCGATAGCGTTTTTAAGGCAAATGTACCATTCGTGAAATCTGATTCCTTGGTATATATGCGCATAAAGCCGCCATAGATAACAGCTATAGTCTTCTGCCGATGTCCGAACATGCCTCTGCACCAAACATCTGCCGCATAAAAGCGATAACCACGTTTTTTGGCACTATCATATCCTTGATGATACATGTCTCCCGAGAACCACATTCTGCCATCCGAACCAAACTGTATATTACCAACTACATTTCCGTTGCTGTCAACACAATCAAGTGTTTTAAAGCTTCCATGTACTCCTGTAACCGTACCGCTGAATGTACCATTCTGACACCAAACACTACCAGTTGAGTCAAGTTTAAAGTTCGGAGTTGTGATGGTAATCTGACCGCCCGAGAAGTTCATGCAATGACCGGTAAGATTTATCTTGTCGGCTTGGATTGTTGCTGCTGAGATTCCATTGCTGATGGCTACATTCATCTGTCCTTCGCTGACAAGTCCTTTTGCACTTACCTGACTAGTAAATAAGCCTGCGAAAGTGCTTGTAAGCACAAGGCCAGTTTTATTGATGTTGGTAATATTACCACTTGAATCAAAAGAAACCTTACCTGCTAATGCTGAAATACTTTTATTCGTTGCTTGGATTTCTGTAGCGGCATACGATTTCGCAGCAGCTGCCGCATCATTTGCAGCTTTCGCATTATTCACTGCTGTATTTGCGGTACTCTGTGCATTACTAGCTGCTTGAGCGGCATTGCTTGCCGTTCTCTGCGCAGTATCTCCTGCATTCTTAGCATTGGCAATCGCCTTCTCAACAGCGGAACCTCCGCTGCTCAGCACTATGTTGTCAGCTGATATCTTGGCATTGGAAATCATGTTTCCAGCTGCATCCTTCGTAATGAAAGAACTGATTTCACTTTTTACGACACCGCCTTTGTTGGTGAATGCTGTTGCGAAGAGCCCAGCAAATTCTGTTGTCAATACTGCACCGGCAGATGATTTCAGCTTACCTTTCGCATCGAATCCTCCGGCAGCTATACTCCATCCATAGCTATTTTGCTTAACGGTCGTAATGGTAGAGGAGTAATCACTTCTTATACCGCTGCCAACACCATCTGCATAACTTTTAGCAGATGCAAGATTACTGCTGATACTCTTATTGAGCGTATCTACGTTTGCCTGCAGCTGCTCTTGTGTAGCAGCCTTGCCCACTGTCAGGGTGATGGATTCAATATCCTGCTGAATCTGAGTAATGCTAGAAGCATTCGCTTCCACCATTTCCACAGTACTGGTAATTCTGCCAGATAGCTGCTCGATGCTAGATGATACTGTAGTGTTGTTGGCGTAGTCTTGACTACCTACCCACTGCCTGATACCCTCCGCAGTCTGATTGATGGATGAAGAATACTCGCTTGTAACGGTATCGTACTGATCCTTCAGCTTCTTGTCCATCGATGATGTGATGCTGCTCGATGTCTGTACTATCAGCGAAGAAGTATCTTCGCGATTCTTCTTATCCGTCTGATCTACATACTGCCTGATTTCGCCCTTTTCTGCATCAAGTTCAAATCCCAGCTTAGTAGTCTTGCCATTCACCTTATTGATATTCTCACCCAGCAGCTTGATATTCTCTGCGGTCTGCACAATCTGAGTGCTCACAGTCTTGCTGAACTCGCTGAGAGGCTCATCGGTGATGGTAACTAGGGCGATGTTGCAATCGCCAGAATATCTGATGATGAAATCGCCAGTACCGTTCCATTTACCTTCCATCCTTACCGTCTGCCATTCGCCCGAATAGGCGATGTTTTCAGTCTTGACTGCCAGCTCGTTCAACTTGTCTTCCACAGCCTTGCAGCCCTCGAAGCCATAGGTAAGCTGACCTGCGGTCTTGGCATAGAGGCGTACATTTACATAGAGTTTATCCTGTACATCTATTGTTGATGCCTCCGTCTGAGACAATCCTGCATCATTCTTCTCACCACTGCCCCTCACATATTCCTTGTGAGTACCAGGCTGCTTAATGATGGCATTCTTCTGTCTGAGACCGCAGTTCTGTATGCGAAGCATCTGTCTGCCGTCGTTCAGCTCCAGCGTAACCTTCTTGTTACCGCTGGTTGTAAGCGTAGAGTTTACCAAAAATGGCATACCATTGGCATCTACCCACAACATAGTCTCCTCGTCTGCATCAATCTCCCAGCCATTAATGATGGTGTTATCTGCATCTGTCACCTGCTCCAGGAATTGCCCATTCTCAAGATAGTTTTTGCCATTGGTCAGCTCATAGCTGGTCTTGGCAAATCGACTTGAAAACATATTCTCAAGAACCTGGAACTTGGTATCTACGCTCTCGCCAGTCCTGCGCAGAATCAGGTCGCCTACTGCATAGAGGTTATTCAGATACTCGCCGAATCCCTGCAGTCTGCCGAACCATGGATGCACGATGCCTTCCAGGTTACCTAGTCTGCCCTTCAACGCTCCTTCTGGGTCTGTCTTCAAACCATAAACTACATCCATGTGAGGCGAAGCTGTACCTACAGTTATAATCTGCATGATACCCTTGCGGTCTGTGTCGCTGAGGTTGTCAACTCTTACAAAGGTATCTTTCTTTTTGATGAGCTTGTCTGGTGTCGCTCCTTCGATGCTGCTTGTGAAGCTGTCGAATTTTACCCAATCCAGGCGGTTCTCGCCATCAGCTGTGCTTCCGCATCCTGCCTCTGTGATTACCAGCTCGTAGTTCTTGGTCACATAGTAGTCATTGCTGCTGTTTGGCATTCCGTTGTATTGCTGCACCATGATGCAATCGTCCTTTCTGAAAGGATTGTACAGCTTTCCCCCTTGCGTATCGAAATATACCTTACCCGTCTCTGGGTCGTAGTGGTCAACCTCCATCATGCCAGCGAAGATGCGGTTATCGTTTTCTCCCAAGAGCTGGGAGATTATCATTTCGTAAACTCGGAGCGATCCTCTAACGATGACGTTATCAAATTCTCCCGTCCATTTATTCTCCAGCATTCCTGCTGCGTTTGTGATAGGCTTGTTGTAGATTCCCCATCCTTTACCTGTGAGGAAGTCTGATACAAACTGTTTACTGAAGAGATTGCCATCGAAGGTGGAATCACCTTTAACGTGAAGCTGCTTCACTGTAGTGAGTCCCCACGCCAACAGTTCATCTATACAGAGTTTATATTTACCCGTCTCATCCTTTCTGACAATAATGAACCCTTTTTCCTCGTCAGTATTCGCATTTTCCGATGCTATGGAATGGGCGATGATGTTACCATCAGCATCAAACCTGAAATTATTCTCCAATGCCAGTGAGTGGGCGTGGATATTTCCCGAACGGTCGAAGGAGAAGTCCTTGCCTATCTTGATGCCTTTCAGGAAGGTGATGAGTCCACGTGCCGTGTCGTCATGGATAGCAGAGAGCTTGTCTTCGTCTGCATTGGCAGCATAATCCAGCAAGGACAGAAAAGCATTACCAATACGTGTAGCCGTATTGGCATGCTTGATTCTCTCGTCGCGTATCGCTTCGAAAGCTTCTCTGAGGTTGTTGATATCGAATTTTTCTGCCATTGTTTTTATTTTTGAGCAAAAATACAAAGATATTTCCCAATATAAAAATACATCATATCTTGCCGAACATCTGCTTGAAGAGGTCTGCCATCAGGCCCTGGTATTCCTCGCCATAGAAATAGCCCTCCATATCGTTCAGTTTCATGATGGATGCATAATACTTCCGGTTGAACCATGGACGCCTCTGTCTGGGTTCGCCCAGATGATGCTGCGCACGGTATTTCGGATCCAGGAACGGGAGATCTCCAGGATTGCCATGGTAATAACCGTTGCCCGTTCCCGCTTCCTGATACAGGCCGTAGAGCAGGAACTTGTGGGCAATCGTGCGGCTGGAACCTCCGAAGGAAGTAGCCTGCACGCTGTTGAAGAGAGCACCCGTATGGCGGATGCGGTAGTGCATGATTTTCTCCTTCCAGATCTTCACCATCTCTTCTGCCCATCCACGCTCGTAGGCATGGATGTCTTCCTGAGATACGGGAGTCTTGATGTTATTCGTTCCATTCTTCATTGTCATATACCAGGTCTAATGGCTCGCTCACGTCGATGTGGAATTCCACGCCAGTGAGCCCGTTGATGAAATATGCACCTATCTCCCGGTTGTCCACCTGGTCGCTCAGCAGATAGGTAAAGTCGCTTTCCCACTTCATCTTGTCGATGATGATACGGCTCAGAAACTGCCGGAAAATCTTTCTGCAGGTGTTCAGCTTCTCCTGGCGGTCGTTCATGTCGTTGAACTTGTATCGCATCAGGATCCACACCGTATAGGTAACAACCTTGCGGAAACTGCCGTCGCCGTTGATGGCCACGTTGCCGTCGTTGGTGTCATCTATGACGATGAAGTTCCTGCCCTTCGACATATTGGCCAGCATTCCCTCGAAAGCCTGTGGTGTAGAGCATGTGGTAGGAATGAACCCCAGCTCGCAGCATAGCTTGTTGCGCTTTGCCAGGTCTCTGAAGTAAGAGAATGCATCGAAGCCCACCTGTACCGATGGGGTATTGATTTCTGTCTTGATCATGATTTATTCAGTTTCTTGTTTAACTCCTCTGCCTCGCGTGCCTTGGCATCCAGTTCGGTGAGTGCCCGCCACACATTGGCTTTCCTGATAGTCTCCTCCTTGGTGATATCCCCGCCCGTGAGTGCCCGGATCTGTGCATTCATCGATGCCTCCATGTCATTTTCTCCTTCGCCTCCTTCAGCTGCAGGCTTGAAGAGATGGGGGAACTTTGTGGAAAAGTTGTGCTTTATCCACATAAACCAGAGAAACACACCCATCAGCTCATAGGTAGAGCACTTGATGTGCGCTGCCTGGTTGCCCTCATTGTCCAAATAGAGATACCGTGCCAGTTCCTTCAGCGGCTCATCGCTCGTCTTGTCCGACTGCAGATACTGCTGGAAGTAGTTGTCCGCACAGATGTAATACTCGAACGGGTAATCGTAGAGCTCCAGGTCTGCCGCCTTGTAGAGTCCGATGGAATCGAGCCTGTTTTCAGCCCCGGTATCTTCAAACACGAAGTCGAATGCCTCGCAGAAGCTCTGCACCTGCCACAGCTCCAGGAAGAATCTCACCTTTCTGCCCTTCTCCGTCTTGGTTTCGCAGAGCCAGCCGTCCTTCTTCTCGTTGAGTACCCTGATGCCGGCAAACCGGGCGAAAAGGTAGGTTCTTACGTGCCACTCCTCCCATCCCTGGGTGAGCAGGATGAGCACATAGCGCAGCTGGTCCTGTGTCAGTTCACTCCAGGAGTGGGGAACGTGAAGGTTCAGTGTTCCGTCATCCTGCAAAGAAGAAGGTCGGGTCGTCAGCTTTGTTCTCATACGCTTGCATGTGATTGGCCTTGTAGGCCGGTGAATCCTTGTATTTTGGGAATTTATCGATGTTCTCCTCTATGAAGTTGGCTGCTGCAGCATAGGCAAGATCCTTGTATCGAGGGTCGGCAGGAGTCTCTTTTGTAGAAATGTGAGCACCGATGAAATGGCACATTTTCACGATGGCGTGCCGATGGAATGGCTCATATTGTGCCTTGCGCTCTTCCTCAAGCAGCTGCTCGATGAGCGAGTCGGAGAACTGTTTGCGCAGCACCAGTTCTGCCATTCCTATCTCGTTGCGGTGGGCTGCCAGGTCGTCGAAGGTGACGAACCCCCGTACACTCGAGTAAGCCCTCAGCGTCAATGGTGACCAGAAGAAAGAGGCGATGTTGTTGCATGCCTGCACCGTCTCGCTCCAGCCTTCCACCGTGCGCAGGCGGTTCAGCACGCCATGCAGCTGCTGGTCCTGCTTGTAGGTCAGCTCCCTGAGCAGGGCATCCACCCTGGCTTGGGATGCTGGCGATATGTTTTCGTTGGAAACGATACCGAAACCGTTGTCGGTCATGATGAGATCGTTGGAACGGAGACGCAGGATGAATGCCTTCAGGATGACGTATGAGCGGACATTGCCCAGTAAGGCGCTGCCTTCTGCACAGGCGGCATCCTCGAAGTCGGAACCGATGACCGTGGCCACGAGGTCGAAATAAACGTTCTCCATCGATGGCAGAGCCTTCGTGAAGACGTCTTCCGTGGCAGCCCCCACGAATGGAAGGAGCTGCTCAAACTGTTCTGCTGTAATGTTAATCATCTGTCTGTGAGTTTGGATTGTTAGACACTTTCTTGGCATCCTTGTTCTCATCAAGGGTGGTGAGCATGATGAGCGGCACATCCGGATAAACCTTCTCCTCCCAGTGGTTGAAGTAGATGATCACCCAGTGAACCGTCTCCATCAGGTCGTGGAATGCCTTCTCTATGCTCTGCTTCAGCGTGAAGAGCTCGCGCTTGTCGGAACCCGAATTGTTGCTCTGGCTCTTGCCGGGAGTGGCGCCCACCAGGTTGGGATGGATGTTGTCGGCATAGCACTGCATGTTGTTGCTCTCGGCGATATCATCGCTGTAGTCGCCTCCGTCCTTCGAGGTATCGATGCGGGTGATGCGCACCATCTTCACCTCCTTGCCGTCGGGCGTGGTATAGTAGCCCGCTATCCAGAGCTTGCCGCTGTTCTCTATGCCCGAGATGAAGTCGCGTATCTTCTCCTTTTCGGCAAGCTTGCGCTTCTTCTGTTCCTCCGTACTGGTGATGTGCTCCTCCTTGAAGATGCCGCGCCAGTAGTCGTTGTGTATCTCTACCAGGTAGGGGATGGTGGCGTGGTTCTTCAGCTTCGCCATCTTGCCGATGGCGATGAGACGGGAGATGTCATACCATTTGTCCCTGAAGATGGCGGAGTAGTAGGGCACGGGATAGTACTGGCAGCCCGGGGTAGGGAAGCGGGTAACGATGGCGAAGACCCTGTCCTTGCATCCCGGTTGCCCCGACTGTCTTGCCTTCACCTTGCCGTTCTGGCCGTCCAGCCCCATGCGCTTCTGCAGGTCGCCCAGCGGATCCAGCTCGTCGAGCAGCGGCAGCACCTCTATGTTGGCTGGCACGGTGGCATTTCTCCAGTTGGCATAGAGCACATATTCCGAACGTCCGTTCACGCTCTTGGTAAACCGGCAGTAGCACGCCTCCTTGTGTCTTACCGCCACAATCTTGTCGCCCTTCTTGTTGAGCACGATGGCAGATACGCAGAAGAAGAAATACTTCATGTCGGTAATCTGCTCCAGGAAGAAGCGGCTCATCGAGTTGTGCATCCGGAACAGGTTCACTTCCCTGTCCTTCGTAGGCAGCTTGGTCTCGATGTCGTTGTACTGGAAGCCCATTCCATAGCAGGTGAGCACGTTGAAGAGTTTGTTCTGAGCCATCACGCTGCTCCTGCCAATGTTGCTGATCAGTTCGTAGGGCAGCTGGTTCTCGTAGCCGAAGGGTACATAGGTATATTCCTTTCCCCCGACTTCCACGCTGACGAGAGGCGTGGTACCGTCATCATCGAAGACTGTGGACGACTCCGTGAAACCGCTCGTGGGCGATGATGTCTGATAATCCATCACCTCGCCCATGGTGGCATAGGTGATGTCTATGTTGTTGCTGTTGTTGTTGCTTGCCATAATTATTATAAGTATATTGGATGGTCATTGTATCTGAAGATGAAGATATCCCTCACCTTGCGTATCTGGTGATTCACCGGATTGTAGAGGTTGTGGGTTCCCTGCTGCCAGGAACTGCTCTTCACCAGCCAGCCCCGGTACTGGATGATGGAGCCGTCGGCTGCCTTCCAGCAGTCCAGGTCCACGGGCGTGCGGTCGATGCGGGAAATATCCAGCGCACGCCTCAGTTCATTGATGTGAATGGCTTTGGGTGTCTTTTCTTTCATATCTGCGACAAAATTATAAGGGTGAAACTTCTAGTTGAACGTATCATCGAATGAGTCATCAAAGATTCTGCCTCCCGTGTTCTCCACATCCCTGAAGATCACGTTCTGCACTCTCTGGGCATACTGATACGTAAAGGTGAACTCCGCCATGTCGTCTTCCTCGTTGGTCCGTTCGCTCTTCGAGTCGGTGAAGGTGATTTCCTTGTCCTTGGTATAATCCCGGAAAAGATAGATCTCATCGCTTCTGAGCAGGTCTTCGGCAAAGTGTGCCATGGATGGCGGAATGATGCCGGTGTCGCCCTCGAAGGAGCGGGTCTCCTTCACGGCATAGTTGATTTTCCTGCCGGAGATTACCGCCTGCTTGCGCTCGAAGGTAGGGGCAATCTTCTTTCTGCCCAGACAGTAGAAAATCTCCTGGCATCCGAACGAGTTGGTAAAGAGCAGCACCGGGTCGGCCACTGCCCGGGTATGGTCTATCTGGTACTCCTGCACTCGCCTGCCCACGGTCACGGTATAGGCGAAGAGACTGCCCTTGGCTTCATCGTAGTATCTGTCGGGCGAAACATCAAAGGTGGTGATGCCGTTCACGGTATGGGTAGGGGTGGCAGATGCATCGATGGTTGCGGTGCTTATGCTGCCCGATTCCCTGGTGTAGTAGCTGGCAACCACCTCCGGCGTGCTACTCTCCTCGCCTGCTGCATGCAGGTATTCCCGATGTCCCAGCTGTGTAAGCTTGGTGCCGTCGAGCAGGGTGAGGAAGAAGGTATCCAGGAATGCCTGGCAGCTCATGTTCACGTCAACGGTGGAATAATATACGCTGAACTCCTTGCTCCAGGTATCTACATTCTTGTCTCCCGTATGTTCCGTGATGCTGATCTTGCAGGTGGCAGCCACGGTTCTTCTGGCTGCATCGGCTATGAGGGTACCGAGGTCGTAGATGGTGATGTTGCCCGATACAGGGTAGTAGGTCTCGCTGAGCAGTTCTTCACCGTCGCACGAGATGGTGACGGTGGCATTCTCGCCGCCTATCTTGAACGAGAAGGTGTCGAGGGCGCTGGTAAATACCGGCGAGCTGGGTTGATGGATAACTGTAATCATATCTTTGTTTCATTAAACTTGTGCAAAGATAGGATAGGGAGGGTGAATATAAAAATACCCAGCCACCTCACGGTGACCGGGTACTGCTTATTTAATTTTTATCAGTATGGTGTGTAGGCTACGCTTAGCCTACCAGTGTTTATTTAAAATGAAAAGCAAAAGCTTGATTTTTTCTAGAAGGGATGGTCGTACTGCAGATGCCAGGCGAGCGTTCCGCCTTCTATCTTAACCATCTTGAAACCTCGCTCCACCATATATTCGGTGATGGTGGAGACGGGAGCGATAACCATATCCCTGAGGTCGTTCTGTATCTCCTTCGAGGTCTTGTAGTCACAATGTACATCATCTTCTTCCGGATTGTACGGCTTGTAGTCTGCCAGATACTGGTCCAGAGCCATGCGGGTATAGTCCGGTTTGGTCTCCTTCTCCTCTACGGATGGCTCCGGGGAATTGCCATTAGGCGAGAATCCCACGATACGTTTGCGTTCTCCCATTATGCCACACCTCCTTTCGCCTTCAGTGCCTGGTTGATGGTCTTGAAGAGGTTCTCCATGCGCTTGAATGCATTGAGCATCAGGAGAACCTGTCCGGCACCGCCGAAATCATCCACGGCATTGGTTATTACCTCGTTTGAGATAAACTTGTCTTGAGCAAACTCAAGAGTCTCGATGAAGTTGTCCAGCTGGCCAACGTTCATCATATCTACTAGCGCATTCCAGACGTCTGCTGTCATGTGCAGGTTGGTTGGGTTATTCTCGTTCATCGCTCATTCCTCCTTTCTTGTCTCTTTCCCAACTTGGGTGCAGCAGTCCTTTGGCTTCTTCCGAAAGTACCCCCCCCGAATCTCTATAGCGCTTGAAGATGCGGTTGCGCTCGCTCTGGATTTTCTCGTTCTCTGTAGTCCAGTAGCTCTTGGCTTCAGCCTTGCCTACGTTATGTCTGCGTCCTGCCTCGGTGCGTTGCTTTATCAGTTCACGAAGCTTCAGCTCGTACTGCACCTTGGCATCCTCATACGCCATTCTTGCATTACGGAGCTCATCAGTTGCGTGGTGCTCCACAGCGAGAATATCGTCCAGCTCATCATTATATTTGTCATGCAGGTCTGACATTCTATTGGCGTAGTCCATGCGAAGCTTATTCAGCTTAGCCGTATTGGCTTCAATCTGCTTGTGGAACTCCTCCGTAGTAAGCGGCTCATCCTGCGTGCCGACGTTATCTTTTTTATCCGGTGATGGCACTTTATTGCCCTCAACCTGGGCAATATCTTGCCATGGTGATGCACTAACCGCTACGTCCTGAGTCTTTTTATTCATCTCTTTCATAACTACATCACCTCCCCTCCGAAAAGATAACCACCAACAATCATCACACACACGAAGCAGGCTATGCCCACCATGGTCATTGCTACCTCGCCATACGTTACCTTCTCCTCGCAAAGGAAGCTGAAGGCTTCGCTCTTGGTAGCCCAGAGACGCTTAGCCTCACGCTTGGTTGCACACTTGAGGGTATGGATGCCCTCGTTGACGCTGATGCCTGCAGGTCTTACCTGCGCATCACTAATTAAAATTGAATTCTGCATAATTGCCATCTTATAAGCATTATAGACCGACCTTGATGTATAAATACAATGGTGGCGGTCACATTCACCGCTGCTTATAAGATGGTAGCTTTCCCAGCGAAGGGCAAGTATCTTACGGATCATGCAACCGCCATATTGAAAAGACCTTTTTCCCGCTGCCGGGAAAATGATACTTTATAGGCATAAAAAAAGCCCACGGCGTGAAGCCTAGGCGAAACAGTCGCCATCGCTGAGTAGATTACTACTATCTTATAAGCGTTGGCAAAAGTACGAAGAATAATTGGAACCGCCAAAAAAAAAGCGAGAAATTTTGAAATAAATGACTTTTTTATGTTTTAGAGCATAAAACAAGGGGTTGAGGAACGAAAAGGAATGAAAAGGAATGAAAAAGCCCCGGATGCTCACGCACCCGAGGCTGACAGTTATTTTTGAAAATAAACTTTTAAAGGGATTGAATTCTCCACATTGCCAATTTTGAAAGAGAACTGATAGTTGCCCTCTGCAGGGAACTGGAGGTCGGAGAACTCAAAGATGAAGTTGCTGAAGAGAAACTCATCTGAAGGGTGTGGCTCAATCTTGGAATTGATGGGCTGGCCAAGAATCATCTTGCCAGTGCTCATCTCTGTAACCTCTGCCGAGAACTCTTGCTGAAGTTTGCTTTCCTCGCTGTTCATCTTAACTCTCGCTACCATGAAGAGGTTGTTCTTAGGCAGCGGTGCTTTTCTTACCACATAGTGGTCAAAAGTGCCCACGATGGTAAGTTTGCCGTCATTATCTTGTGCAAAGTCACACAATGCAAGAATATCTATGTTCATTTTATATGTCCTTTAATGTTAGACTCGATAGCCGAGTGTTTGAAAAGTTTTTTATAATTGTCGAATGAATATTTGAGTTTGCTCACCGTGCGCTTGTTTGTGCTCACTAGGTTGGCTCCATGTCTGCCAGAGATGCCTTCCTTGGTATTGAACTTCAGAGAATTTCTTTTGGAGTCAACCCAAAGCCTGATGGCATCGCCTTGTATCTTGTCACCCACATTGCCATGGACGTTGAGATCTTCTCGTATTTTCTTGTCCTCTTCGTTGAGCTCAAGAGCTTCGGTGATTTCTACGGAACTATTTCGGTCTAGTTCGTATAATGTCATCTTTTTGCCCGTGATAGGTTCCTCTTTGAGTCCCTTCCACTCAGCCCTTCTGGCAATGACATCAGCTTTTTTGCCCTCTATGATTTCACCTTCTTTGATATATATAGCCATTATTGGATACTTTTTTGCATTGATTTTTCACTGAAAGAGAATACCTCAGCCATATCATCAGGCGAGGTGATGCTCATGAGCGATGGGCTGACCTCAAGAGCCACCTCAATGTCTTCAATGGAAGCATCTTTATCTTGTTTGATGATGTACTTATCCTCATGCTCTTCAATCTCTTTATCAAACTCTTCTTCGGTAATATTGCCGTCAAGCATTTCGCAATATAGTTTGAAGTAGTTGCGCTCACGTGTGCGGTTGTTAACGGCACGAGTCATCAACTCCTTGAGTCTGTCGGCAGTACTAATGTTGAAAAAGTTAGCCTTATTGGTAACACCAGCGAATGCAACCTTGCCAGTACCTTTGTCTTGTATAGCCACAACAGGGCTGCCATCAGTTTGGTATGTTGTATATATAGTCGTTGTATTGCTCATAATTCACATCCTGTTTATATTAACACGGTGCAAAGATACGGCTATTTTTTGTAAATCGCAAATTTAATGATAAATTTAACAACAAAAATTGCAATAAAGATTGGAAAATGGTATATAAAGAATGCTCGACCGCTTTTTGGCTCTTGCCAGACGCTTTCGCCGCAGGCGAAAATTTTTGGAAAATGAGGGGGAAGGTTTTAGCCTTCCCCTTACCTTATTATATATATATATATTATAGCTTTCCTTTGTCGTGGTAGCTGTAGAAGCCATCCTCAGCCAAGATGATATGGTCCATCAAGAAAAGTCTCATCACCTCGCACGCCTTGGCTATCTTCTGCGTGAGCATATCGTCCGCCTTGCTCGGCTGCGTGCTGTTCGATGGGTGGTTGTGTGCCACGGCGATGATGGTTGCATTGTTGAGCACGGCTTCTTTCATTATCAGTCGAACGTCCACCGCTGTCTCGGTGATGCCTCCCTCGCTGAGCTTGGTACACTTTATCAGCCTAAAGTTTTGGTTCATCAGCACTACCCAAAAGCCCTCTGTCTCATTGCAGCCTATCATTGGGCGAAGATAGTTGTAGAGTGCCAGGCTGCTGCCTAGGTCGGTGTTTCTCGCTACCTTTTCCATTTGGTAGCGTCTGCCTAGCTCGATGGCTGCCTGTAGGGCTATCGCCTTGCAGTCTCCAATTCCTGGTACCACTTCCAGGTCTTCTATTCTCGCCTTGCCGATGTTGCGAAGCGAGTTGCCCATGATGTTATAAATCTGTCGTGCCTGCTCTTGGCTGTCCTTGGTACCTGCCCCTCTGTTGATTACCAAAGAAATCAAGTCAACGTTGGTAAGGGTGTCGAAACCTTGGTTATAGGCTCTGTACTGCGGTCTCTCCTCCATACAAAGATTGTTATAATTTTGTCTCATATCTTTTGTTATTTGTTAGTTATACATTCTCTTTGTTCTCGCTAGGAACATCGCTCCCATCACTTGTGCGCCACATTCGGCTAGCTCGTTGGTGAACTCTCGGGCGGTCGCTCCGCTCGTCACCACGTCGTCGAAGATGATGACTTTCTTTCCGCTGAAGTACTCTCTATCGAGTGCCACTCTGTAGTCGAAGCTCTCACACACTCTGTCTGTGCTGAAGTGCTTGGCTGTGCGCTCTCCATAGATGGAAATGTGCTCGTTTCCGTTCTGTACCTTTGCGCCTTGGCTCACCTTTTGGGCGAAGCGAGAAAAGCGCTTGGTGTACTTCTTTGAGTTGGCTGCTGGAGCGCAAACCATCACGAAGTCGCTGGCTTTGTCGCCATAGGTGTTGACGAAAGAGCTGACCACCATATCGGCAGCTGCGTCTGTCGCCCACTGCTTTCCATCCTTGAAGGCAAAGATGAAGTTTCTCACTTGCTCTGCTTGTGCTGAGCGGTCGAAACGCTTGGAGCTGTACTCGTAATAATTGAAAGTTTTCATACGCTTAAAATTTTTATTCTAGCCAGAGGGAGGAAAGAGCTTTTTTATTTGAACTCGTCTTTGCCTGCCCGTCTGAGAGTTTTTTTTATTCTGTCCGTCGGTCGTTTTTGTCGCTTTTTACGGTGCGATGCAGACGAGCGGAGAAGAGGTATGAAAGCCAAGGAATTTTGCAAAAAGTTTATGGAAAACCGTCATCTCTGATTGCGGAAGGCTGCCGAAAAGTTTTTGGAAAATAGATTTATCGGTACTTGGTGCATGCCGTCCGCCGTACCTTTGCACCCGAAAAAGAGATAATGACCGATGGATAACCGATAAAGGGAAAAGCTCTCGGACAGGAAAAGCGGGCAAAGAAAAGGCTCTGCCTTACCTTGGTGGTTAAGCCTTAGCGACGTTTGAGCGCCATCACGGTCACTACCGCTTGAAAATTCGCAAATTTTAACCATAGCGTATGAAATGAAAGATGGAAAATTTGCGTCATCAAAAACACCATGTTTTTCAGACTTTAGGAGGAAAAACATACCTTGGAGCGATGAAATCGCAGCATTTGGCATGCTTCGACCCCGAGGTTGAAGATGCCGAATGTGTCGTTTTGCGACAGGTTTTCCACACCCACGGATTGGAAAACCCCGATTTTATCGTGGTTTTAGGGATTCAAAGGGAAAATAATTCCCCTTTGTCGGCGATAGCACCCCCCACTGCCCTACGCCCGAGGGCGCTTCCTGCCTCCTTGAGACGGGCGGAATATGTAAACGACCGTTAAAGAATTTGTAAGAAGGTAAAAGGAAAAGTTTGCAGGGTTTGCATGCAAACCTTGCAAACCTTGCGGATACTAAGACTTGGTACGGACTTGGTACGGACTTGGTACGGAAAAGAAAAGGGAGCACGCTTCACAGCGCACTCCCCTCAACGGCGGTCGGGCAAGAATGCCACCACCAGATTTACATTAGAACAATTTTTATGAGAGCTTATTTGTTACAGCATAGAACCAGTAGCGATGTACCCATCAGACTGCGGGAACTTCTCTATACCAATCATCAGCGTATCGAAGGCATCAGAACCGTCGGTGCGAGCCTCCAGCTTATCCTCTTCGGTCTCTGCCAGCTTCTCTCCACGCTTATCCTTCTTGCCGTTATACACTCCTGCCAGACGGATGGAGATGAGCAGGTCTTCATTGTTCTCGCTATTGATCATTATCCTGTGCTCAGCTCTTCCCACAAACATACGGTTGAGGAGCAGCATCTTCTCAAGATGTCCCATCGGGTTGCCCAGATACACATCGTTCACATACCAGCCATGGTCTGTGAGGTAGTTGGTGATGAAGGTGTGGAAGTCATCATTCATCAGGGCGTAGTTGTTGCCCACGAAGGTGGAGTCGTAGTAGAAGTTCACCTCCTTGCAGCGGTGATACTCGTAATACTGCATGAACTTATCGAGCAGGGCAGGCAGCTTCTCCTCATACTTCACGAAGATACTCTTCAGGCAGCGGGCTTCACCCCGCAGGTTGTCCTGTCCTACGGTTATCCAGTTGATCAGGGCGTTGGCATCGAAGGCGATGCACAGCGGGCGGTCGGGATCCACGTCATCATCCATGCGTGAATCCACGTGCTGAAGCTTGTCGATATCATACTCCAGCCCGTCCAGATAGGCGAGGTTAGGCGCCGTATATAGATTCACATCCCGGAGATTGGAGTAGAAACCGTCAAGCGAGATGGAAGGGCGCTTGCACATGATGGAGGTCTGGAAGGTGAGGGCAGGCAGATCTCGCTTCATCTGTTTGATGAAATCCATACCCAGCACCTCGATGTTATATACTGAAGAGTACTCTTTATAGAAGAGAGCCTTGGAGCGCAGCTGTGCCAGGTGCAGCCCAATCTCCTTGAGTCTGCGCTTGGCATAGAGGCTGATGTGCCCTGAGGTCTTTATACGGTTGCGGATATCATATTCCTCCACCACGAGCGATGAGATGGCATCGATGAGCTGCTGGTCGCAGTCCTTCTTGTAGTTGAGGAACCAGGAACCTTTCTTGGTTACGGGCATATCCGAGGTGATGAGCATGCCGTGGTGGTAGTAGTGGCGCCCGAAAAGATTCACGTTACCACGGTTGGCAGGGAAGGTTTCATCCTTCAGCTGCTCGAAGTTGATGAACTTCGCCTCGTCGATATCCAGGTAATCGAGCGAGAGGGAGTTGGAGGTTCCCTTTCGGTCCTGCGAGATGATGGTACCGATGGACCCGTTATAGAAAGAGATGGTGTTTTCCCAGTTGGAAGGCGGGATTACCGGTTCCGGCCATCCCAGCTTCTTGGGTGGCTTGATGCCGATGAGATAATGCTTGCCCCGGTGGAATCCCCATCGCTCCCAGTGCTGGAGCATGGAAGGAAGCGTATTGGTGAGGCATCGCTTGGTGTTGGCTGATACGAAACCTCCGTCGCTTCCGGGCATACGCTGCATGTTGCGCAGGTTGAAGGTGGCATGCAGGATACTCTTTCCGATACCACGACCGCCCACGACCACAGAGTCGCGGGCATTGATGAGGTTTACTTCCTGCTGTGCCGGATTGAAATATTGCTCTATCATAATGAATTCTCCTCTTCCTTGACTTCTTCTGTTGGTGTATATTCCAGGAGCTGCTCGTCATAATCCTCGCTCTCGATCCTGATGAGATCCATGGAGTTGTCGGTGTATTTCCTGATGAGCTTCTTGATGGTACCCATCACGTTCGGTATGCGCTTCAGTCCGAGATGGCGAGGGTCGGTAGTAGGTATGAATACCTGAGGCTGGATCATGTCGTAGCCGTTATCCACAGGGTCTTCCTTGTCGAGCAGGTGGTATTTGCCGTATGCGGCAGCTGCTGCAGCCATGGCTCTGGCATCGCCCATATTGTCTGCCTTCTCGTAGGTGCGCTGAATCATCTGGTCGAAGCGGTACCGGGCAAAGTCCTTGGAAACCTTCTGCAGGTTGCCCAGTATGAGCTTGATGAGGTGCAGGTCATTATAAGCCATCATGCGCTGCACCTTGTAGTCCTGCATATCCTTGAAGACCAGTTCCTGGTCTGTCTTGCGTGGATTGATGAGCCACCAGGCATAAAGCGCCCGGATGCGCAGAATGCGGTCGCGCACGGGTGCGGGAACATTCTGTGCATCCATCTCTTCGGGTGTGCGGTCCATCAGGTCGATGATGGCATCGATGTTGGCTGGTTCTCTCATATCTTGATCTCCTCTATCATTTTATTCAGATATTCATGTGTGCGCTGTACGGCTTGAGGTGAGCCGGCTGCAGCCAGCTCCAGCTCATTCCTGCGAATCTGCTGCCTGACTTTTGCCATGCCTAGATAATAGACGCGCCGGAGCTCTGATGCAGGGTCGAGAATCTCTTCACGCAGAACATCCTCCTTAATATCCAAAAGGACGGACATCTCCGAGATCGGAGTCAGGTTCTCTGCCAGCTCTTGCACTTTGTTGAGTAACTCCTGAGTAATTTCCATTGATTCTTAAGCTTTGATTGTCACAATGACTGGTATATCCATTGAACAGGTCGGCAAAGACCTGTGGTTCCGTGGTGATGATGGTACTCTCGTCACGGCTGCCGTATGTCTGGTTTTGGGACGTGACGACCGAAACAACATGCTGATCATTCCGGAAAAGCGTCACCTTGGAATGGTTTTCGCCCAGATAGACATCATTGAAGCATGCCGACATAAGCCGCCACAGGTGTACGGTCTTCTTGCTTGCCTTCACATCCAGCAGCATCTTTGCCGACGAGATGCTGCCCGAATCCCGCATCAGGCGGAAACCTCTGAGGAACTCCTCGGAGGTAGAGTAGGAAGACACCCATACATCAGCAGGACCAATCTGTGAAAGGATCCACTTGATGAGTCCGAGTGTGTGCAGGTGCCGTCCGAAGTATGCCTGTGTCTTCACCTCATCGATGGGCTTGAGTATATCGGCAACTTTAATCCTGGCTGGCATTTTCGGCGAGTCTGGCTTTAGCTACCCGGTCACGGTCGGCACGTGTCACCTGGTATGAGTCGTAGGTGAGCATATCGGCACGATACTTCTTGTCGAGATCCGAAAGAATCTTCAGATGCTCGTATCGGTCGCATGGTTCCTTGTCTTCCATCGCCTTGAGCGTCTCGAAGGTAGATTTGATTTCCTTGTATCGCTTGGCGTTGATATCCCAGAGGTCGGCTACTTCCTTGGGCAGGAAATCGTGATCCTTGCGCTTGCCCTTACGGACAACAGCCACTCCATCGCTATCCGAGGACGGGAGCTCTGTATCATCGGTAGAGGCATTTTCCTCGATGGAATCGCCGTTTTTCTCCGATTTTCCCTGATTTTCTCCGTTATTCTCTGATATTCTCTCATTTTCTCCGATTTTCTCCGCTTCTCCTTCGGCAATGATGGCCTTGGCTTCAGGAATCACGATATCGTTCATCTTCCTGACCTCCTCGATGGTCATATTGTCGAGACGGATCTTGAGGAACTTATTCAGTTCATACTCTATGTTGGTGCGGTATGCCTGGGGCTGTCGGGTTGCTCGGACATGATAGAACCGGTTTCGGTTGAGACGGAAGAGCATATCTGCTCCCTTGATGATTTCAGCATCCGATTCGTGCTTGGAGTTGAGCCACTCCTGCATCTGTCTGGTAAATTGATGATCCATATTCAATTATATAATAAGGTGAAAACAAACAAAGGCGGCTCAGGCACGAAGCGAGAGCCACCTAAGCAAATCAGTATGTGTAGTTATGTAAATTTGGGCAAATCTTACGCGTGACCGGTTGCTTCCCAAGCAGAGCCATCGCTGCCCTTGATATCACCTTCATCTGTCTCAAGCTTGCCATCATAGTATGGAGCAGGGCAGAAATCGGTGGCCTCTACGCCGAGAGTTGAGGTCTTTGAGTCGGTAGCTCCGGCGCCGCTGTTCTGGGCAAATGTGGTCTTCACCGGGAACATCTCGTTACCGAGAATGCGGAAGCGGCCATTAGGATCCTGCTGGGCATAGACCAGTTCGTCATTGATCGCCATACGGCCGAAACCGGTAATATCGGCATCAGTGCCGCCGATGATATACTCTGCCTTGTTGAGGAAGGTAGCTGATGGAGCTTCGCCCTGAGTCTCCGTGGTGATGGAAGACTTGAGTGCTACGAGGTCAACTGCGTGCCACTTGGCATCAGCGGCAAGAGTGAAGTCACCCTTATAGGTGGCGAGTTCCTCCAGTCCCTTGGTGGTATCGCCAGGATCTGGAAGCTTTGGCCATGCAAGAATCTGCGAAAGCGGGATGGCCAGGAACTTCGGCTTAATGCCGGGACGAATAATCGTACCCGGACATTTGCGCACTGATTTATATAAATCTTTGTTAGTACATGCCATATTTTAATCTCCTATATTATATAAGGTGAAACATTAGACGTTTCCGTCAGCGGTAGCGTCCTTGCCAGTCTGTTTGCCACCAGTCTGGCTGGCAGATGATGTGGCTGCCTTCTGGATGAGTGGCTTGGTACCATCATCGGTGATGAACAGGGCACGCTCCTTGTTGATGCTCTCAAACTGGGTTCCGAAGAACTTGGTAGCGATAAAGTCGAGTTTCCATGGGTGATACTTCTCGACCTTAATCTGCTCAGCATCGTTGTTGTTGATCTCGTTGACGCCCACCAGCATGTTGCTCTTGGTAGTAAGCTCAAAGAAAGGAGCATCCTTCTTGTTGGAAAGGACAGCGAACTCTACGTTGCCGAAGCCTTCTACGGTGAGGTGGTTGTAATCCTTGTTGTAAGGAGCAGCACCAAACTTCTTGAGGAAGGCACGGTTGTAGAGGTTGACGAATGACTGAGGAACGTAAAGGTAAACCTTATCCTCTGCCATCAGCTCTTCATCGGCGAATTCACAGATGCCCTGTGCGAAATCTACGGCGTTGTCGTCGTTGATGGTCTTGTTGTCGCCCAGAATATCTGCAATCTTGATAAGGTTTCCGAGGCCGGCTGAAAGCTTGCCGGCATCCAGTTCAGTCTTGGCAATGGTATCAAAACCATTGAAGAGGTCAACAGAACCTGTTCCTGTAGGGTTGCGTACTGCCTTGAACAGAACCTTGTCGAGGTTCTTGCCGAGCTTCAGGGCGAGGAGCTGAAGAACCTGCAGCGTGATAGGCACATTCTTCAGGGCATCGCCATTAGTGACGTTGGCGCCCCAGATGGTGGAATAAACTGAGTTAGGCGAGAACTTGATATCGACATTGCCAAAGAACACCTCCAGGGTACGAGGTGTAATCTTGACGTTGCCGTCAGCTACGCGGTTCTCATCGTATGGACCGAACTCAGCACCGCCTGTAAGTTCGCCTACGGTCTCTGATACACGGATGCCTGGGCGAAGAGTCATGTAGCTGAGTGACTTCTTCAGACCTCTGGTAGGCATGGTGATTAACTTATTACGGTAGATCTTTGCCGTCTTTTGCAGCTGTTCCTGTACGTCAACAGGTGCAACAAATTTATCATTCTCTGCCATATTATGCAAAATCAATTAAAACGTCCGATACTTGATCTGAGCAGAAGTCCTGAGCCTTGTTGTCATCTACGGCAGTGTGGGTTTCGCCACCCGGTTCTTTCTCCAGATCCTTTACTTTCTCTTCAAGGTCTTTCTTATCCTTCTCCAGGTTCTTGACCTTATCCTCCAGTTCCTTCTTCTCGTTCTTGACCTTATCGAGTTCCTCGTCCTTGGTCTTGATCGAGCTGGAGTCGGCAGCAATCTTATCCTCCAGCTTCTGCATCTGCTCCTGGGAGATGGTGCAGTCCTTGGCTGATTCTTCTGCCTCAATGCCCTCTACGTTGAGAACATTGTTGATGTGAGTCCATTTCTTAATCATATCTAAAACATTTTTGTGTGAGTTTTCCTTTCCGAAGATTCGTCCCAGGAAGCCCGGCTTCTTCTCATACCAGGAATTGACGACCTCTGGCAATGCTGGAAGATTGTTGTACTTGATGAAGTTCTGTGTTGACTCCGTGATTTCAGCCGGCTTGCCATCCATCGACTCATCCACTAAACCGAGATCGATGCACTCATCCACGGTATGCCATTTGGCTTCAGACATCACCTTGATGATATCCTCGTGCTTCTTTCCCGAGCGATCGCAGTAAACATTTGCAATGATATTGTCTATCTTCTGCTGGTCTTCCTGTTGCTTCTGCAGCTGCTCGATGAGGGAACCGATTTCTTCCTCATTGAGGGCGCTCCATACAAACTGCTCCGTGGAACACTTATGAACCAGGAGCAAACTGTACTTGTTCATTCGGATCTTCTTGGCGCCCATCGCACAGATGGTGGCGGCAGATGCAGAGAAGCCCGCCTGAAAGTCAACCGTCACATCGCCATGGTCCTTAAACATCTGACAGATGGCGAGACCTGCGGAAACCGCACCGCCCGGCGAATCGATGGCTACATCGACGTGCTTGCCTTTGTTGTTATTAAGGATATCGCGGACCATAAACTTGGTCCACGACCCTATATAACCGGTGATAGATATTTGATATTTCATACAACTTAGCGAATTTGATTGCCGCAAAGTTATATAATAAGGAGAAGAAATAAAAAAACTTATTCTATGATTTGGAGCGGTCTGATGACGTCTGTCCAAGTCGCTGTATAGGTAATCAGGGATGATTCCGTATGTGAACTTGGCAGGTTTTCGGTACGGGTGAGTACCGGATATGGTCGGCGGTCGCAGCCCATAAGGTAGCGGATGCCATCTGCCGTGGTGATTCTGAAGGCTAGAGGTCGGTAGTTCGGATCTATCTGCTCGCACGACTTGAAGGTGAGCTTGGAGGTGAAAATGCGGACTTTTGACTCTACTTTGTCGGAAATCTCGCAACTTGACGGAACTTTGCATTGAATTGACCGGAAGTTAGCAGCCGACGGTACAATGCATCTCTGATCCATAGGGAAGACGACACTTTTGAGGTTTTCTGCCTCTGTCATCTCAATCTTGATGATGTTTTTGATGTATGCCATATTTCTAAGTTGTTTGGTTATTTCGAATATTTCTATTCTGTTCGGAGTTGTTCGCCGAAACGGAAAAAATTGTATTAATCTTTATTAAATCTTGTTGTAGAGTTTAAATTTACGCCCTTTTTTGCGTGCTGATCGCGCATTCTGTAGAAGCATTGGCGCACGGTATCCTCATAATCAATGCCAATGCCATGTTGCTCGCACCAGGCTGAAATGAGTGATGAAAGCTTGCATGAGCGGTCAGCGATGTCCTTCAGGGATGCCCAGAGGTCTATCTTGAAAAGGTCGGTGATCATCTCCTTCACGGCTCTTCTGGCACGTGGGCCCAGGTAGTTGTACTCACGTATTGGCTTTGCCTTGGATTCCGGAAGCGAGATGGCGATATACTCATTAGGGTGAATGAGCCATCGGCTCTGTTCGTACTCCTCATCTTTGAAGGTATTCGTCACGCTCTGGTGCAGTGAGGCGGCATCCGCCTTCTCCATCTCTTCCTGGTTCTCCTGTTCTACAGGCGACAGTTTAGCCTGAGGCGGTTTACTTGTGAACCGACGTATGACGGCAACCTCGTTGCCGATGATAGGGAAAATAATTGGATTTCCATAACTATGGTATGCCCATTGCCTGATATGAGCAGGCACCTTGATGTAAACTACTCTATTCATATGCCATTTTTCGGCAAAGATACAAATAAAAATTGAGATAACTAATAATTATTGGTAAAAAGCTAATATTTCTTAGTAAATTTGATGTGATGTAATTTCGTCCGAAAAGTTTGTATTTTTGTATCGTGTAACTACGGCTTTGTAACTTACTGATAATCAGTGCTATTCTTTTGATACATTTTTTCGATACAAAAAAGTGAGCCAAAACAAAGTTGTAACATAACCTATATGAGAAGGTGGGGCGCTGTTACAAAAACAGTTCGTTACAAACTTCAAAAACTTTGTAACTGAGATGTAACGCAACTTTGTAACGGCTCGGGTTTTGGTTAACTCGCTCTTTTTTAGTTATTTATATCCTTTCACCAACATTCTGTTACAGAGTTACAAAAGATTTGTATAATAAATAAGAAAGGGGAGTGGGGAAAACAGCGGTAGGCGGGGGAAAAGGGCTAAAATGAGCCTGTCGAGCAGGGCTGGCCATACCTGGTGAAGACGAAAAAGGGAGCGATGAACAGATGCTCATCACTCCCTCGTAACATGAGAAAAGAAATATAAAAATCAGCGAATTTCGCTTGAAAATTTTGCCGAAAATATTTGCATAATTCAGATATTTTTTGTACCTTTGCACTATAACTTGGGGCTATATACCCTATTATATATGTAGGGGTTAGAAAGCTTCGTTACTATTAGTATCTATCTTACTCCAGTCGATTGTCGATTGATAATCACCCTTTTTTGCTTGAGTTTCTTCTTTTGGAGAATCACTCTTCTTGCTTCTGAGATAAATCATCTCAACCGGGCTTCCATCAGGATGCGCTGGATCTCTTCTGATAATGCGATGCTGGCTGTTACAGAGGTCATCCGGGTTCAGGGCTTCAATGTATGGGCATAGCTCCACAAATGCCTTCAGCTTCTTGGTAAAGCTCTGTGTCGTTGCTTTGTTAAGGCCGGAGAACTGTTTGAAGTCTGTAAATGCCTTTTCTCTTACGACAAACTCGTCGAGTCTTCCACTCTCCTCAGAGAAATAAGAACTGGCCCAATCCTCGAAATTAACACCCATATCAGCCTTGAACTTGCGCTTTACGATATTCTCCATAGGTGGCAGGATCTTTACGGGTTCTCCCACGAGAGATATGTAGAAGCGGCAGCATTGCAGGAAGAAGTTGATGTCTGCGTTCCATTCGGCCTCAGAATAGGTCTTGGAAAACAGATCCTTGTCGAAGTCATCTCTGATGCTTCTGGTCTCCTGGTAGTCATTATCCTCCGTGCGCTGATGATAATAGTCTGAGAACACCATATACAGCAATCTCGCCTCTGAAGACGGATCGAAATCTGCCGGCACATAATTAGTAGTGAAGGCAATTTTCGGGCTATCCTCGAAAGGTATAGTGAAGCTCTGGTTGTTCTTTGGGTTTACAGTCATATCTGAAGTAATATTATCATAGAAGAGTCCTGTATTGAGATACCGGTCACAGTCATCGAGCAGCAGCATCTGGGTGTGCTGGGTTACCTGGTCGAAGACATGAGGGTTGTCCATCAGCTTCGGGTTTCTACCGGACAGCTTAACGGTCTTCATCAGCAAAGAGAGTGTCTTGAAGAAGAAACTCTTACCCGAACGTCCGTTGCATTCGTTGTCTTCACCGATTTTGTTGTCCATGGCCATAGGTGCCCATGCTCGTGAGGGAGACTTGTAATGATGAAGCATATATCCGAATGTGAATATCTTGTTGATGAGGTTCTGTTTCTGTTCGGCAATCTCGACATCGGTCAGGCCTTCACCTGCGATATCGAATAGGTGAGCCTTATGATATGCTTCTTTCTCATCAACGCTTCTCTCCTCGAAGTTGTATTCGAGTTCCTTGCGCCAGTAGGTGCGTGAGGCGTTGATCAGATAGCCAAAGAAGTGAGAACTCACGTTCTTGACTTCGATATCAAACTTCGGTCTGCCATCCTCATCGATGGTGCGCGTGATGGTGAACATATCATCGAGTTTCTTGAAGTTGTGGTCGATGACGTTCTCCTGCCATACGTAGTTCTTGAGCGAGCTTCCTTCACGCTGATACTCAATCAGGCCATCCTTGGTTACCTCTATGCTGACACGAGGGAAGAAGAACAGCTGTGAATGATTGGTGTAGTTGGTGAAATCAAGCGTTATTTCCTGGAGTGAATCGAGCGCAGCGCTGGAGAGCTTCGGGGTATTCAATACCAGGTTGAGAATATCTCGCTTTTCAGCTCTATCGATGACCCATTGGCGGCAGAACTCACGGATATCTCTTGTGGTGATGAGCTTCACGATGTTACCGGTGATTCTTACATACTTCGTGATGGTGGAGTTCTCGTCATGGAGCGTGTAGAAACCGTTAAGGCGAAGGAAATTGTAGAGGCACGCTGTATCAATGTAGTGGTCCCAGGTGTTGGATTTCTTGTTGAGTTTGCTCACCCAGAAACGGGCAGGCATTGCCAGCGTCATCAGGTTGCGGAAGTCCTTGCGGGTGTTGCGGAGTTCCATCCAGTCGCGGAGATCTTTGCGGCCTTTTCCTCGGTTGTCGTGATAGGTGCGAAGCCACTGAGGAAGCCAGATGGTATGTATGTCAATGTAGCGCAGGGCAAGTTCCGTTCCCTTGGAGATGCCGGTCTCGTCGATGTCCGGTATATTATAGAGCACTTCCACATACTTCATGATTTCTCTGTATTCCTCCTCGCTGAGCTTGTAGGTCTCAGAGTTGAACCATAGAGGGTGGTAACCGAGAGACTTGCAGCAGAGGCTGTCTCGTTCTCCGCTGCAGATGAATGCTTCAGGAAGTTTCTGCTCTTTATAGACCTTCGATTCATCGACGTTGGTCTTGTTGAATTCAGCCATCTCCTTGGCGTTGAACTCATGGTATGCTTTCTTGAGCTCAGCCAGACCATTGATGTACTTCTTAGGCTTGACACCATCAGGAGTATATGAGAATCTCCACTGTTTGCTGAAGTTGAGTGGTTCGTATATCTTGTAGAATTTTACTTCCGGTTTCTCTCCTTCAGCTGGAGAAACCAGGCACTCACGCATGAAGATAGGGTAGTGCTCATTGCTGTATTTGATCTTGACCTTGCGGTCTTTGACATATCCAATCCATTTGGCTGAATGCCAGTTGAGGGCATCCACATGTTCCTGCTTCACGTTTGGACCAAGAACCTTCAGTTCATCTTCCGTGAATTTATCATTGAGTTCAAAGATGCGGGTACCATCTTTCTCATCGATGGTGGCATCACGTTCTGCAAAAGTAGGCTTGTTTACATCCTTCTTGAGCTCATCGGTAACGTTATACTCTGCTGCCAGGCGAAGGATGGCATCAGGGAAACGGTCGATATTCTTCTCCTTCATATAGAGATCGATAGGAGATTCTGCATTTCCTTCGCCTCCAAAGTCTGTTACTCTCCAGCATTCCTTGTACTTCTTCAGGGAACACGATGGGGTATTCTCCTTTCGGATGGCAAAGTGCTTCTTGGGCGTTCCTGTGCAGTATTTCTGCACGCATTCTTTGGCGTCCGGGTATAATGCGATGATTATGTCCAGTCCGTCATCGGTTGCCTGGTAAATCTGTTCTGCTTTGATCATATTTCTTTTCCTTTAAAAACTGCCTGCAAAGATAAATGTTTGCAGGCTCAAAACAAAATACTTGCTGCCGATAGCCTTAATGCCTTAGGATATGTAGCTTTACGGCTTTGTTGACAGCATTTGGCTGAGATAGGTTGATTTCTGAGAGAATGCGGGTTTCGAATTCCGCTTGTGTCTCGAATCTTTTACGTAGTGGGGGGGTAAGGAAATCTATGATAGCCTTATACCCTGATTCCAGTGTCATTATTGCTTTCATATTCGTTTATTTTTTCAGGTGTACATCCGAGTGGTTCAGAGCTATGCTCTATATATCTGCGAAATAGGGGGCAGTATCTTCCGTTGATACAGTTCACCCCTATTGGGCAGCTTAGACATTTACTTGGAGGCATCTACTTGTACGTTAAATCTATCGTCGTGGAGAAGTAGCTTGGTGTGGATGTATTCTGGTCGCTGCTCCTCTTCGTTCCATCTGATTTCCCGGAAGTCTCTACCGCCTACCTCACATTCGGAAGCAGTCCCGCTTTTATCCCATTCGACAATATGATCTTTCCCATCTTTGGTGGGAACTACACCTAATATACATTTGCCAAAACGGTCGTTTCTAACTTCATATATAGTAGCATCAGGGAATTTTTCCTTGATGGCATCCTCTATAGACATAGTTTTAACCTTTCTTTTCATTGTTTCTCATTCTATATTTAACAATTCCTTCTACAATTCCGTCTTCAGCGTCATCGTAGAAAAGATTAACCTCAGATTTGCCTTTATGGAAAGGTCCGTACGACATATCGACCGGAACGCTAGCGTCCTCGAAGTCCTTCTGGATGTACTTCAGCTGTTCGCTGTTGCACTTGATAGTCATCTTTCCCATTTACTTCTCCCATTTACCCTCGTTGATAACCTCATCTACCATCTCACGCTGGTATGGCAACCAGTTGTTCTTCTTGATCTTGTCGTAGATGCCTGATGCCGACATGCCGAATTTCAGCTGCAGAGCCAAAATGAACTTGTTGCGCTTGTTACGAGGAATCTCGTTGTACCAGTCGCGCAATGAATTTTTTTCATCACTTTTTTGCATATTTTCTTTCATATTTCAAATATTATTATTAACTTTGTTGCAAAGTTACGAATAAAAATTAGAAAATACTAATATCTTTTAGTAAAAATACTAATAGATATTAGTTAAATATTATTAATTAAATTGTGTTGTTATGTATAACGGTCAGGTACTCAGAAAGTTAATAGCAGAAGCTGGTTTAACCAAGAAACAGTTCGAAGAACAGGTTTTTCAGGGAAAATCAACTGGCTTGTATCATGTTGAAACGGCAACGAGTGTCACTTGCAATACCCTTGAGCGTATGCGTGATGTACTCAAGTGCTCGATGGATGACTTCTTTACCACTCCCGAGTGGGCCACGAAAAAGACGGGAGAAGTCATTGGTTCTAATAATGTTCTCTCGAATGTTAGGATTAACAATAGTAAAATGGAGACCCAGTATCTCAAAGAGTTAATCCAGGAAAAGGATAAACGCATCAATACATTGGAGAATTATATAAAACTTCTCGAAAGTAAGAAAAAGGACTAAATTCAAACGAAAATTAGTGCTTACTGATTTTTTTTAGTTCTTTTCTCCCCTATATATAATAAGGTATATCATATTATTAATGTGTTGGTTATGATATTGGGCATCTAAAATCTTATCCGGCGGTAGTAGGCTTGTCATCAGTCCTGCCGCCGCAAC